CATTTCTTCTACGCATCTCTGCTCTTATAGCTTGAAATATTGGCTTAGACATTGAAGTATCTTCAATTGTAAACAATGTCGGCCTGTAAAATTTAGCATACTCGAATATATAATCTACAATACCTTTTTTATCTGTTCCAGGTACTCCTAATACTGGAAGAGTCCTATTTCTTATATAGTCAAGTACATATATATTATTATCAGGAGTAACAGCCAAAGCCATAAGTACACTAAAATCAGAGTTACGTCTAGCAGAATCAGTTGCGGGATCGACTCCCACAAAAATATTACAAGGCTTAGGGTCATCCCCATCAGGAACGATAAACATAAGCCCACTATCTTCATCTTTAACAAACTGGCCATCCCAATATTTAATATGTTCTCTATTAAATATAGAATCTTCCTCACTCTGTACCTCCATCATATATTCTTGATAAAATTTCTGAGGGGTTCCACTATCGGCATAGAATTTCTTTTTTCTAGCCATTTCTTTATGACCAAACCATGAAGGCCATAATACCTGATCATCTTCCATTAAAGCTTTATATGTAATAACTTTCCAAGAATAAGGTTCTTTTTCTTTTAAAGATTGCTCATATCCAACAAGAATCTTTTGGATAAAGCTGTCATAGTGAACAGGGGTTCCATTTATTCTGAGTCGTCCTGTTTTTGGTTCGAGGGCAGGAAAGACAACAGCGGTAACAAGATTGGAAATCTTCGAGCGGCTTTCAGGAGTGATAGTATTATTCTCGTCTTCAAAATCATCCAATACAATAAGGTCATACCTTTTATGAAGCTTGGCACCACCACGAATACCACTAAGATTACTCTTTGAAATAAGTTTCGTACCATTTTTAAGTTCGATATCATCTTCTGTCCACTTCCTTCCTTTTAAGTCGCCAAAATAATATTTAATTTGATCATTAAATTCTAAGTGATATTTTATATAATCTAAGTTAGGTATAGAGATCTTAGAGCTTGCAGCCACCCATCCGTAAAATAATGGCTCTTGTGCAAATACGAAGTCATGTAAAATATTACACTTAGTAAGAACTGTCTTACCGTGACCCCTAGGCAATATAACTGCAAGCTGTCTGTGATCTAGATCGCTTAATGCATCAGCGACTTCATAATGAAAGAATGGAGTTTCAGATCTCATGAAATCATCAGGTAAGAATAACTTACCAAAAGCAATCAAATCTTTATGTGCTAATTTTAGCTCTTCTTCAGCTTGAGAAACATTCCTTGTATTTATATTAGCCATTTACTGTTGCTCAATATTACCTTGTTTTTTTTGGTATACATATTCCTCTATAGGCCTTGGTACATCTTCGCCTATAATATCACGAACATCTTCTATATTACCTGTATGCTTATCTAATAATGTCATTAACATTCCAGCATTCTGTAATACACTGAACTCTTTAGGATCCATTTCATTTAAGATATCTTTATCAAATTTAATTTCATCATATCTAGCTGCATTTTCTTTTACTAGATCAGTGTCTACATTTGATAACCAATCTTTAAATCTAGTATCTTCACCCATAGTTCTATGTACAGCATCTAATTGTGTTAGTACTTTATCTTTATACATACTTTGTTGTTTTGGAGACATATCATATGCAAACTCTGAATATTGTATTGCTCCACCAGTAATATCCATTTCTGGATCTGCTTGATTCATTGCATCATACGCTACTTTATTATAATCTGCCATTTCTTTCCTTTTGTTTTTTAGTTAATTCTTTCCATTTAGGACTTTTAAAATATTCTCTAATTAAATGAGCTGCTCTTTCTCCAGCCTTTATATCTTTAATTAATCGTTTCACCTAAGGCCCCAAGTACCTCTATATTCAGCTCTGTTATGCCATCCTTTTTCAAATTCCTTTACTTGCGCTGATCCAATTTGCTTTAGGTATCCCTTACCTCCTGAGTAGTAATCTTTTTGATAATCTATAATTCTATCCATTAATTCTTTTCTTTTTGAAGAATCTTGTATTGTTTCAGCGAAAGCATATCTAGTTTTATTTCCCATCTTACCATCTGTAGAAAGGTTATTACCTAAATCATTTAATGCGTATTGCATTATTTGAGTAGCCATTTGAGGGCCTGCATTTATACCTATATCTGCCATTTTTAATGTAAATTCATTTTGACCAAAGTTTGCTTCAGCATTTGTAAGTTCTGATCCTGGCTGCTTATAGTAATTAATTGCTTGACTCCTAGTTAAATCTTTCATATTCCCAGTATAGCCTAAATCCGTAGCTCTTTTTTTAGTAATCCCGAAATTAGTTTCTCCTCCAGGATCTATAGGATTATCAACATATCCTCCTTCGTGTCCTTCAGATGTAAGCATATAAAGAAAGTCATGCTTTCGAGATTCCCAGCCCATACCTTCATTGTGATTAAGTACCTCCTCTACCATATTTGCCATACTAAATACTCCTAATAATATGTAATAAAATACTAGCATAGGCTATAACCCTCCAAAACTGTAATTGCTTTGATTTTAAAGCTATAGCCTGTACTAGTATAGATTTCATTAATACCTATAACCCCTACTTGGAGCCTTACTAGGCTTTTTCTTTTTCTTTGATTTTGTTTTCTTTTTAACTGCCATTATATAGCCTCATCCCCATGTGTTTGTGAATAGGTTATCTCTTTAGGCCTCTCAGCGGCTTCTAATTTCTCAGGTGTAAAACCTTGAAACATTGCTCCAGTAACTGTGGTAACTTGGGTTTTATTCTTATCTTCCATATCCATAATATCTGCTAACTTAAACAAGGCCTTTAGCTTGGTGTCGTCCTTGGTGCAAGAGTCGATTACCTCCTTAATGTTTGTGAGTACATAGTTTTCGTTTAACCCTAAAGCTTCCATTACTGGTTTTAGTTCTTCTTTCATAGCACTCCTTACTCTTGCGGTTTTGATAAGCTGTCCCGCACGTATGCCAGCATAGTGTGGATCATTTGTCGGGAACGCTTTAAGATAAGCTTTCCTTGGATCCATACCACTTGCATACAACTGTACAAACAGTTCTTCACGGGTTGATAAATTTTCTCTTTCATCCACTCTTTGATTTCTTTCAATGTCACCTCCTATTGAATATATATTCGTTCGTTTTGATGTATCCATCTTTGTGTTATCTGAGACAACAAACGTACCAGTACACGTACCTATATAATCAACTTTACGTACCTTGCCCTTAGGTTTTGTCATTGTGCCTTTACGTAAAATTTGAATAACGCATCCATCATCTGCAAGAACCCAGTCTGACAGGACACACTCCCGCCACTCCCGCAAATAATGTATATCTGCAGGTACTTCTTCTTCAGAATCAAATACTGTATGTTGTACTTTGTTTACGGTATAATGTCTCATTTTATGTACTCCGAATCCCGACAGGGATTTGGTTTATTAGGCAATTCCTAGTATTTCTGAGTCTTGTAAATAAGGAAGTAATTCATCAGGTAGTTGTAATACCATATCTCCAATATCGAGCCAAGCATGTTCCATCATTTCATCTACATATATATCTTCAGTCTCAACTTCTTCTTCACAAGTTTCAGAATCTATTATTAACTTGTATTTCTTCATTCCAACCTCCACTTTTAGATAGAGCTCTCCCCTGAGCACCAGGGGCACTTTCTTGGATCTTTAACTCAAAACTTCACTTAAGACCAGTTATTTTCTCCCATATCTTAAGCTTATAATCAAGCAATTTTCATCGGTTGTCGGGGACAATCCTTACCTCTATATGAGGGGGCAACCCAACGTCTGACCCATCTAGCAGAACCTCCACAGGGGTACTAGCTGGGTGATAGTGGCTACACTACCGATATCGAAATATACTATGTATTATTATAAGTACAAAACTATTTTGTTTTAATTGATAAGAGGTTTCAAAAATTATAGGATTTTAGTATGTGGTGTTTTATACAAAGGTGTACCCCATAAAAGGGATTTTCGTTATCACTTTTACGTTATTTTTGATTTAGTTTTTTTCAATTGATTTATAGTTAATAATTAATTCAATAGGAGATTAAAGATGATATATT